CTTTGTCTTAACTCCGTATCACTAATACCACTAATCCGTTCAGGAAACACCATCCTCTTCACAACCTCAATCTCTTCCCTATCAGGAATACCATTGAGCCATGAATGTCCTAAGAATGGAACTGGTTCACGACGTCGCCAACTTACGAAAGATTTGTCTAGACCTACTTTAACACCTAACTGGCTTACCATACCAGAAATTTGTTCAAGAGTGTAGAATTGGTCAAAACCGAAAGCACTATCATCACCCAAAACTACAAGGCTTTCCCATTTAATTGGTTTACCACTAAGTGATAGCATAGCGTACTGTAGAAGTACACAATTAATGATAGAACCAACTAACTGAGTAAACTCACTTCCCGACGGAATACCTCGATGCTTCAAAACCAAATGAAATTGATCGGAACCAACCTCTTCAGGCATAATGATTGGTGTATGAATAAAGTAGTTGATAACTTTATTGTACCACACTAGCTCATCAGGAGACAAGTCAAAGTACGTTTTCAAAACACCAAAGGCATAGTCAATTAAATCGGCACTGACTGTGGAATCATACTTTGAGTAATCAACCGCATAACGTACAGGAGCCTCTTCAACCGAAATTAACCTAGCACTAACCTCAAACTTTTTAAGTCCGAGAAGGTACGATGTTCTCCTTGATAAGAACATTTTAATAAGGGGGCGTGCAAAACATGCCTCCAGCAGAGTCATAGACTGAGGATAACCCCACACCAAACGTGTCTTTGGACCACTTTCTCCATGTTGGATACGGTGAAAAGGGACACAAGGCAGAGGGGCACGTCTACCAGCAAGGACCTCTTTCGAAAGTGCAAGATCACGATCAAAAACTTCACCTTTTCGAGACATGAAAGGTAAGCCCGAAGACTTCTCCTCATGAATAATTTTAATCAAATCATCTCCCAAATGCAGGGGTGTTAAGTGATCAAAATCTCTCGGTTTAGCGAAGTGCTTAAAAGTGATATCTTTCGCTTTCTTCAAGATGTCTGGTTTGAAATTAAATTCAATAGGCTTATGATACCTATCCAAAGCTTCAAAAATCTTACTTGGATCATACACACTCTTATTATCACGTTCAATATTAAGGTCGAAACCTTTATCCTTGAACAGATTCAAAAGTCCGTACTCAACAATTGGGACAGTTTTTGGCAATGAAACCATTTGCTTTAATTTATGCCTGATCTCCGTTTTAAGGTGATAGGGCCTCTTCTGACTAGAAACTGATTTTCTATTCATAGAAACTCCATCTTACTGTTACCCTGGTTAAACTTAGTTACGGGC